TTGATCCTGTAGCTTCTCTACAACAGTTTTTGCTTCCATTGGTGCTATATCACTGAGTCCATTGGCATCAAACCAAGGAGCGCTCTCCCAATCAAATCCTTCTCCAAATGTATTATCAGGAGCCATGACATACCAATGACACTTAGCATCAGGTATATCTACTGCACATACTGCCCAATCATCTGCCCACTGTGGTACTTGTACATACATCACTGGTAAGTGATTTGCAAATAATGAAATAATAAAAGAAAATAGGATCATACAACTCCTGCTATGCCTGCTGCTGTTCCTACTCCTATAAAAAAAGCAAATTCCAACAGACCATGATGTTCTACTGGAATATTTATAAGGTGTGAAATAATTTGAGTCATTTAAGCTTGTGCTCCTCAGCTATAAATTTTAAGTATAAACGTATTGCAATACAGTATCACTGAAGAAAAGGTATGCTGCAATACCAGAGATGAAAAGTGTTTGGTACATATTAGGTAAAAATACTTAGTATATATTATATAGGTATTTCTACTCCCCTGTCAAGCACCTGATGGTGCATATGCAGGTTGCATGTCTCCAACCATTGCTCCTTTACCACCACCAAAGTCATCATCATCATTGTCATTGATTGATCTAAGAAGTAGTTCAATAAAGACTAGAGCAGATATGGGATAGAAACACCAAAGTATTGCTTTCCATATTGGAAATGATTCTGCAACTTGATAGAGATCACTCATTTAAATGGTTTTGTAAAAGGATATGAATAAGTATTTAGTTTTGTAAAGTTTTATGAGGAAAAAAAATTATACCATCACACTGGTGAAAGCGGAAGAAACCACTGCCACCATGAAAATGTAAGGTACATATTTAAAAGGAACTGGTTGTCTTTTAATTCTGCCCATTATACAAAACCTGGTATAATTTGTCCAGTTGTTAGGTAAGCACCTAATCCAGCAATGATGCCAAGCATAGCAAGTCTGCCATTTAGTTTCTCAGCAACTGTTTTTGATTCCTTATCTGTCATTAGAAGATACCTGGAATGATGTTTCCTGTTGTAGCATAAGCACCAACTGCTGCTACGAATCCAAGCATTGCTGCCCATCCATTAAATCTTTCTGCTTCTGGAGTCATGAGTTTTTCCTCTTTAGTAATTGTGAATTGTGTGTTAAGTTTCATTTTAGAATAGACCTGGTATGATCCATCCTGTTAAACCATAGTTAACTATGAGTGCAAAGAATCCCATCATGGCAAGTCTACCATTGATTTGCTCTGCTTCTTTCCAAAAGTTTGGAAGTGTTTTGTTTGATGATGTCATTAAAATACACCAGGAATGATTTGACCTGTTGTGATGTATGCACCTAGAAGTGCAACAAAACCAATCATAGCCCAACGACCATTTACTTTCTCTGCATTCTGAGGGTATCCTTCATAGGAAACACTATCATCAATGTAAGGTCTTGTTTCATTTGGGAAAGCATTTTGTCTTCCACCTGATTCTGTGGTAACAGTCATTGAATTATTAAGTTATGTAACTATATTATATATAAAATATTAAATTTTGTCAAGTTTCTTAACATTTGGATATCAAAACATAAAAAAGGAGGTCTTATGACCTCCATAAGTTACACTTATGTAACATAAAAAAGACTCTCCACTATGTGAAGAGTCTTGGGTTGTTCCGTTTTGCAGAGACCGCACGATAAGGTCTCAAGGTTATTTAGAAAGTGAACTTAACACCTGCTTTAGCAGACCAGTCAACATCATCTTCAGCTGTTACACCAGAGATTTCACCATAGAACTTATCATAAGAACCACCAAGGTATCCAATGAATTCTACATCACCAAACTCATCAGCAGATTCTGTGTGAGTCACTGTAGGACCACCAGATACATACCAACCAATTCCACCAGGAGTTTCTCCCTCATATCCTACTACTGCTTCTAATCCACCAGATGTATATGCTCCATCAGGGTATGAACCAGTTGCTTCTAAATTAACATATGGACCAGCAAAAGCTGCACCAGATACTAGAAGAGGAGTTGCTGCTATTGCAGCTATTGTTGATTTAATCATTTTATTTGTTATTGTCTCGCATGGGTAAAAGAAAAACCCTTGCGGATGGTAGTTTTCTCGACATAGAAAACTTTTGACATCTACTTAGGGTTACGATCTTTCGAGTCCTTTGTATAATGTTATTTATGTGAACTGTCACATGTGCCAGTTACACTATATCTGATTCTTAACATATTGTCAAGTTTTTTGTGGTTCATTGAGTGTGGATTCCACTACCCTACCCAGATAAGGATCATAATCCATGAGATGATCTATCTCAGTTCGTGCACCATTTTGACTCCAATATCCAAACTGAGCATCAAAATTACCTTTATGAAATGCATCTATATGTTCTGGATGTATGGAAGAACCTAGATCTAGTTTATATAAAAGAAGTGGAATAGTATATGTATTACCAGAATTGTAAAGTAAATCATCAGCCACTGGTCTTGGTCTTACACCATTATCTAATCTATACTTGTCCTTCCCTCTCCAATGTAATTTCATCATCTTCTCTGCATGATGTCTAGTAATAATATAGCAAGCAGTTGAAAACTCATTTACAAATCTCTTATGAATTTTTAAATTGACATCACCTGTACATATCACAGCAATCTGAACTACATCCCAATCATAAGGAATCTTGGCATAGAAATCACTCCAACTAAAATTCCAATATCTTACTAAATCTAAACTACAATCATCTTCCATCATAACTGCATATGGACTATCAGATGTATCTAACCAATGTCTAATTGCTTTAAGATGTGAAGTTGTACAACCAACCTCACCACTGGACATGTGATCAGGATATCTACCTTTTAGGATATCACTAAGGTCATCATCCCTACCATCATATGCAGATATTCTTGTATAGTTTTCTATTTCCCAATACTTAAACTGTGCTTCCATATAGATCTTTCTCTCTGGTTGTTCATCCAGATTAAGATAATATACAGGACCAAAGTTCTTTAATTTATAGACTGCTTTATTTCTATCCATTTAGCAAACTCATTATATCTATTGTAGGGAACCATCCCAATTTTGTCAATTGGGTAATGTCAGCACATAAAGAATCAGGTTCACCTGGTGTATCTTCTTTTATAGGAAGATCTCCTCTTCCCATTCTTTGTGCTAATTCTAAAACAGAATAATTTGTTCCTGTTCCTATATCTAATACACCTCTAAACTTGTCTGGTATTAAATAACAGATTGCTCTAACAACATCATGTACATGAATCCAATCTCTCTTATGTCTTGTAATATATTTTGCAGTTCCCTGTTTCAACATTTCATATAACATATCATCTCTACTACCTTTTTCTGCCCAGACATTAAAAAATCTCATACCAACACTATTAAGTGGTGCTTGAATTTCATTCATCTTCTTTGTTATTGCATAGGGATTCTGCCACCAACCATGTGCACCAGCAGAACTTGCATACAACAACCTAATATTATACTTTCTACAATAATCAAATAATGGTTGTGATTTTTTAACATTGTTCTCCCAAAATTTATCTGGATTTTTTACACTATCTCTAAGAGCAGCGTATGCAGCAAGGTGTATGACAACACTATACATTTTATCAGTTTTAAAATCACCAATATCATCTGGTCTATCTAGTCCATCTACATCATAACCTATTTGAGTCAGATGCTCATAGACATGACTACCAATAAAACCTTTATGTCCTGTAACTAAAATTTTCATTTGTCTTTAAAAAAATCATCACATTGTATTCCTTTATCATCTATAAAGAAATCTGCATGAGGTTTGCCTAATATCAAATCATGATATTTACAACCCCAATCTTTAAGTTGTTGTTCTGTAAGATCAAACAATAGAGCAGATGCTTTTACACTAGCATTTGGATCATCACTAAATCTACCCATACCTCTGGCAGTAAAATATGTTATATGATTTCCTTCATCATATAATTTATTGATAGTTGATATCCTATCATTCCAAGGTTCTGCTTTTTCATATGCTCTTCCTACTGTGGGTGTACAAATAGTTCCATCAATATCAACACAGTATCTCATATTAATCTCCCCTCTCTATTCTATTACTATCTGAATCAAAATGTTGAGTTGAGAA